TGTGTCAGTACAGACCCAGACAGAGGCTAGATTGCCTGTGAATACCTGGCCCATTTTTATTCCCCGTATTTAAGTGTAATAGTTTGTGTGTGCACATACAGGGTTTCGCTGGCTTCGGCCTGAGTGGTCATTAAACTTTCATCAATACTGATATTGAAAATCGCCATTGCTAAAGTACTGTTAAGCTCATCGAAAAAACCGGGACTGAAGAGTGCCTGTAATAGTTTTTCAATCTGCTCAGAAGCACTTTTGAAATTTTGACCCACTGCAACAAATTCAATTCGTAAATCGCACAGGTTACGGACAGTGGGCGGAATAACCTGCCCATTCTGAACCGTATTAGCCCGTGAAATTTGATTGCGGGTTACAGTACTGTCACCGATATAGAGTTTCACCTGATCTGCTGACGCTTTTGAGGGATACTGGAGGTTGACGTAATTGATTAATTTATTCATCAGATATTTTCTGACTGAATAGTCTGCTGTATACATTATATTTCCCTCAAATCGACATTTTTAATATAGTAATAATTTGATATGCCGCTTCGGTCATCATCAATTCTATTTATGCGAAACTCTTCACCGTCAATGATGAAAGTACTGTTAAGTTTCAGTCCAGATTTGGCAGAGAAATACGTGACAGTCGTTTGTGTTTCCTCAAAAAAAATCTCGTCCTGTTCAAATATGGCTTTAATCGTTAATGATTTTCCATCCTGAACAATAACGAGATTTTCCCCAAAAGCACTCAACAGTGATTCACCTTGCGAATCGCTAAAAAATGCCTTCATATTTTAACCCTTACGCGGACAGAGTGAGCTGTACAAACGCTTCCGGATGTTTAACTACTACGTCCATGAAATGGTAATTCACAAAACGCACACCCAGTGAGGTACGGAATGTAGTGTCATCCACATCAACAGTACTACCAACCCAGGACGCCACGGCAATATGTGACCACTGACCTACCAGAATTGCATCGTCAGCTACGAAAGTGCTCACCATCAGCGGCACTTCGTCCATCAGGTACGACTGGTCTTTACGGAAACCATCAGTGAGGGCTACGCCAGCGGTATTGGACAGAAACGGGGTTTTACGCAGCTTCACATACATACTTGGGGATACAATAGCGTAGCAGTCACGGATGCGAACGTTGGCTTTTGCCAGCTTTTCGATTACACCCAGAATGTCAGATTCGTTAATTTCGCCAGCTACAGCAGTTTTTACCTGAGTCGCCTCAGTAGCAGCGGTATCAACAATCCAGCTCTCAAGGCCGCTACGAGTGCGTTCGAGTAATACAGACTGAACATACTCTGCTGCATTAGGTGCGGAGAGCAGCAGGCTACGAGTAACATTGCAGGCTCCGGCAAACGGGCGAGGTTTCATTACAATGCTGTCAAATTTAGCAGCGGTATCGCCAATAGCTTCACCCTCACCGTATGGGCGGAAAATGCCATCATTTTCAAAACCATTAAAACGGGGGATAGTAAATTCGCGGCCAGTTACGCCAGTGATCACTTCAATACCCATTTTTGCCAGAATAGTTTCTGCCAGAAGGGGACGAATAAAATCAGAAGCATATTGCTGTTCAACTGTACCGGCAGCCGTGACAGTACTGGTCGCATTAGCACGAGCCATTGCATTAGGCAGTACATAGCCACGCTGACCCTGTTCAAAATCATTTAGTGCGTCTTTGTCACCTTTCAGGCTACGCACCAGGGCTTCTACTACAGAAATAGACATGTTTTTGTTATCCTTAACTTTATTTTCATTTAATTTTTCATCCGTGGGTTTATTCAAATTCCGTTTGAACTCTTCCACAGTGACAGTACTATTTAGTGCTTCGGTAAAATCAACGTTGAATACCTTAGCAATGCTTTCAATCTCAGCCTTACGTTCAGCATTTGACCGCTCAGCTTCAACTTTATTTAGCTCGTTTTGCAGCTCACGTACTTTATTTTCTTTTTCGAGAGCACGCTTCGCCTCATCTAATTTACGTTCCAGTTCCAGAATTTCATCAGATTCAGCTTCAGTTTTTTCTGGCTGAACATTTGCAACTTCTTCCGGTACATCCTGTACAGATTCAGTATGCTCCTGCTCAACTTCAGATTTAATTTCATCATCCATTGATTTAACATCCATGTTATTAATTTCTACTTCTCTATTTAGTGATCTTCCAATACCTACATGGTCATCGGCAGGGACGCTCACCATTGAAAGCTCTGTGATTAATACCGACGTTACGTAGAGATTATTTCCCTCAAAATAATAATCGCTTAATTGAT